ATGTATTGATAATAATAAATTCTTTCTTAGCTTCATCGTAACCAAGACCAGTCAATGCAGGTAGACCAACATTATAGAAGATACTTGTAGTACCATCACTGTGTTGCATTTTTTCGTTTTGCTTGAGCAACTTTTTAGGTCTTTCAGAAATATCTCTGGCTAATTTTTTAAGGTCGTATTTGTTACCTTCTTGGTCAACGATAGGGATCACATTTGATCTGTGAACATAAGGTATCTTATACTTGTCTTGCTTGGTCTTGTCTTTGCTTAAGATACGATCTAAGTAAGCAGTCAATTCTTTTTCTGGAAATTTACGAACAAAAGAGCCTTTTAATGCTTCATCTACATCTGTTTTGATAGTATCTTTCCATCTTCTTTCACGTTGCACATCATCTGCTTCTGGATCATCTTTGTCAGTGTCTTTTTTAACTGGCGGTTTAGCCTTCAACATTCTAGTTGCAAGATCATACTCTGTGCTATTTCTATGTTTAACTTCTTCAGCTACCCGTCTAGTATCGACATAACCTTTTCCTCCGCACTTTGGACATACAATTATTTCATCATTAGCATCGAACGTAGTGCCATCGCCCCAGCACTCAGTACATTCATATGTGCCGGGTTTAGGATCATTAGCAGCCGGTGGTCTTCTTGGAGGATTGGTCCATATTTCTTTTAAATCTTTATCATCGTTTTCTTTATCGGCTTTTTCGAAATCAGGCTTCACGCCTTTGCTACGCAAAAACTGATCTAGTGTCTGAACCTCAAATTCATCAACCATGCCATTTAGTGTTTCTTCAGCATGGGCATTGAATGGGGCGTTAGATTTAACTAAGTCTGAAGTTGCGCCCGGGTTAGATTCCATTAAATTAATGGGTAAATTGGGCTTGACTTCAGTTGATTTCTCTGCTAAGATATCTATAATGTTACGTATGTCCATAGTTTTAGTGTTCCACTCATTATATAGAGTATTTATGCATGTTTTTAAATAACGAGATAAAACGGATCGGCTTTGCTTGCAAGTGGGTCGAAGAACATCCTAAGAAGGGTATTGTGTCTGTAGAGGGTCTGAACACTGGCGGCACTACACTTACTTGGCTCAAGAACAATCCTAGCAAAGCAGAAGAAAAGATGTGGGAAGTGATGACTAAAAACATCACTAATACATACAATCTAGTCAAGCAAGTGTCAGAATTACCCCAACCTCTGCGTATGGTTCGTCTTACTAGCGATATGATGACCGCATATACACATGATGATTGGGCATACTTTTACAAGAGGCCTGACGTAATCAACGAGATGGAGCGATTGTTTGCGCCAATCGGTGAGCTAGCACGTGCTAAGAATGTACGGCTATCGTTTCATCCGGGTCAGTTTACTGTTCTTGCATCTGAAAGCGATAATATCGTAAACAACAGCATCAAAGAGTTTGAGTATCACGTAGACATGGCACGTGCAATGGGCTATGGTAAGCAGTTTCAGGACTTCAAGATCAACGTACATATCTCGGGTCGCAGAGGTCCTCAAGGTATCAAAGACGTACTTGGTAGGCTCACACCCGAGGCACGTAATACAATCACAATCGAAAATGACGAAATGTCGTGGGGACTTGACGCAAGCCTAGAACTTGTAGATCACTGTGCGCTAGTGCTAGACATACATCATCATTGGGTAAAGACAGGAGAATACATTGAACCTACTGACGACCGTATTAAAAGGGTTATTGATAGCTGGCGCGGGGTGCGTCCTGTTATTCATTACTCAGTATCAAGGGAAGACGTATTGCCCGGGCACTGCGGGGACACTAGACCCGATATTGACACGTTGCTAGAATCAGGACACAAAAAGCAAAAGCTACGAGCGCATTCTGACTTCTATTGGAACGATGCAGTCAACCAATGGGCAGTATCACACAACGAGTGGGCCGACATCATGTGCGAGTCTAAGGCTAAAAATTTAGCCAGCATCAAGTTGTATGATACATACATTAAGAGGGATTCTAATGTTTGAAAATATCAAAAAATTTTTTAAAAAAGAGGAACCTAAACCAGAGCCAAAAGCTAGGCCTAAAAAACTGTCAGCAAAAGAACAGGCTACAAAAAACAATGAACCATATGTTTCCATTGTTAAAGTAAATGTAGACCCTGAGAATGTAGGGAACGGTGCTTTTGAACTTGATTGGAACGACAAGTTTTTATTGAATCTTATCAAAGCTGGTTATAAGGTAAAAGCAGACGATACTGACAATGTGATCGTAGATCGTTGGTTCCAAAGCGTTTGTAGAAATATAGCCTTAGAGTTGTATGAACAAGATCAAGCAGATCCTGCAAATCGTGATCCTATCACGGGTGCAGAGATGCGTGTAGTAAAATCTAAAGATATAGGCAATGGATATAGTGAGGTAAGTTGATGTCTGATGAAATGATCGATATGGTATTTTGTAAGAAGTATCAAAAAGAACTCCCAGCTATGAAGTTTCCACCGCTACCAGGAGAAGCTGGTAAAGAGTTAATGAAAACTGTTTCTCAAAAAGCATTTGATGATTGGAAAGCATTCCAAACTATGCTAATCAATGAGAACCGTATAGACCTATCTTCTAAAGAAAGCAGAGCATGGTTGGTCGAACAGATGCACAAGTTCTTCAACAACCAAGAGATTGCTAAAGTAGAAGGGTACGTAGAACCAAAATCTCCTGTACAAGAGTTTGTTCCTCCCTTTAACGACCAAATCTGATTTACCCAAAAGCTGAAATAAGGCTTGCAATATACGTAGTTTTTGCGTATAATGTATGTATATTCGTTGATAAATACATCTGGAGCCTTAATGAAATACGCACTAATCGACACTGCAAACACGTTCTTCCGTGCCCGGCATATTGCTAGTCGCAATAGTGACACTTGGGAAAAGATCGGTATGGCTTTTCACTTGATGTTTGGATCTGTCAATTCTTCTGTTAGGCGTTTTGGTGTTGATCATGTTGTATTTTGTCTTGAGGGTCGCAGTTGGCGTAAAGACTTTTATACACCATACAAAGCCAATCGTAAACTAGACGAACAGGCTATGACTGAAGCAGAACTTGAAGAAAACAAGATGTTCTGGGAGACATATGAAACGTTCACAGACTATCTTAATAACAAGACCAACTGTAGCGTGTTACGTGAACCCAACGCAGAAGCAGACGATCTAATTGCTCGGTTCATTGCATTGCACCCTGATGATGAACATATTATCTGTTCATCTGATACTGACTTCTTGCAATTGCTTGCACCCAATGTAACTCAGTATAACGGTGTAGCAAATCAATACATCACACTTGAAGGTTACTTTGACGAGAAAGATCGTCCTGTCAAGGACAAAAAGACAGGTGAACCCAAGGGTCTTGAAGATCCCATGTTTATCTTGTTTGAAAAGTGTATGCGAGGTGATGCTACTGACAATGTGTTCAGCGCATATCCCGGTGTACGCAAGAAAGGTAGCAAGAACAAAACAGGTTTGCTTGAAGCATGGGAAGATAAAGAAAAAGGTGGATTCAATTGGAACAACATTATGTTGCAACGTTGGGTCGATCATGAGGGCGTGGAACATAGGGTTCGTGATGATTACGAGCGCAACCGCACTCTTATCGACCTCACGGCACAACCCAATGCAGTCAAAGAAAAAGTAGATACTTGCATCAAGACAGGTGTGCGTGTAGAAAATATACCCCAAGTAGGGATTCACTTTATGCGATTCTGTGGTAAGTACGAACTCAATCGTATGAGTGAGCAAGCAGATGCATATGCAAAATGGCTTAACAGTCCATATAAAGGCAAACTCATAGAATAGAAAGAATTATGAATATACCTATAGGAGAAAAAATGATTTTAGACGTAGAACTTTATGCCAAACCAATAGAGGATGGACAGTTTTGGATTCTTACTGACGGTGAAAAGAAAGTAGGAAACGTGTGTGCTAATCACGCAGGATTTGGTGTAGAGTTACAAGGTAGCTTTTTTCAATTCACTAATACTAGAGAAATCGAACGCAAAACCAAGATCAAGTTTCTAAACAGAGAAAAGACAAGGACCAAGGTAAATACCCCGTACCCAGAATATCCAGCCACTGCTAGAACTTATAATTCAGTATTCGATGTCAAGCGTGGACTGCACGTATTTACCAAGACTAGAAAAAGTAAATGTTTTCATGCGGCAGGATGGTTTGTAGTAGAGCATAACGGTATCAATCAAGTAATGTTCTGTCCTAAATATATTTTTATTCAGCGTTATCCCTACATTGGTCCGTTTAAAACGGAACAGGAAGCGAAAGCACAGATAAATATATAAGAATCCTACATGCTTCACATAAAGAATTTTATAAATAAAATGTCAGCTATGGAGGGTAAAAAGTCCAAGGATGTAGTCCTACCGATCAATGACGCTAAAGGATTGAGGGACGATATCTGCAAACTACTTGCGGACTTGCATGAATTGAATAGAGAAAAAAATAATGAAGAAGAAGTTATCAACGTTTCAGTTAAAGGCGGCGGATTTAGATGAGTAGATCACAACCGTCTGTAATACTGGAATTTGTAGACAAAGAAACATACAAATGCGACCAAATCATCGAAGCGTCTGGAATTTGGGCCGTGTTCTATGATGATCAACCTATTAATCTTAAATCGTCACATTACCTAGCAAATGATGCCGCGCCTAAATATAAAAAGACCAGCTTTTCTAATCCCGGTCATGCTAGAAATTTGTGCAGAAAATTAAATGCACAATTCAAGACGGACAAGTTTACTGTGGTCTTTATGAATTCAGGACGCACAGTATACCCCGATGAACTTTCATAAGTCTAAAGAAGAAATCACAGAAGCCGTACTAAAAGAATTGCCCTTATCAAAGTGGCATAGACTATCGCTCGACAAAGTTGTATTTCAATGGTGGCAGACAGGCAGGGGAGGTCAAGGTCTCAGATTATCGGACGTAGGGTATCTCGCCTTTACCGAAGCAAAAATTGCCGGTTGGGACTTTGACATACAGATCAAATCTAAGTCAACCAAAAAGAAGATGGGCGGTGTTACCAGAATGACCGTAGCCATTCATCAACAGTTTATCACAGAGCTAAGTAAAAAAGTAAAGTGTCCATACTATATAGGTGTAGATAAAGCAGAAAAAATACCCAGATCATTTATAAAAATCTACGATCACAAAACAGCTATGATGATCACTTTATACGGTTCTCTAATGGACTATCTTGAGGCTCAAGACAGAAAGTTACAATAGGGTATCATTTTGCTTCTATAAGTAACAGATAAAAATAACTTTTAGTAACACAGGCATAAATAGCAGTGAATGAAGGTGTTTAAGAGTAAGTATTCTTTACGCATTTTAAAAACCTAATTTCTTAATTGAGAACACACGGAGACACAATGAACGCAATTAAATCCTTAGCACGTAACAGCAACAAAAAACTTGTAAAACTTATTACTGAATGTGATGGTAGATTCTGCGAAGATGTCGGTATGGCGGCATTGGGCATTACAACAATCGCTATCATGTTCAGCGCAATTTCTCAAATTGCTTAACTTGCAGTAGGTATGCCCGGGCTTTCCGGGCATATTTTTGGGTAACCAGGACTTGACTTTCTGGGCTTATTAGTTTACTATACAGTATAGTTAAAACTAACACAGGCACACACATGATATTACAATCTTTAACTACGGTACAAAAGTATCTTGTTGTTACTTTTTGTTGCGCCCTTATTTCT